TTGCCTTCGCAGCGGACTTAAGCCTGTCCAGATCGGAGAGCATTGCCTGACAGGCTTTGATACGATAGTTGAGTTCAGGTCTTTTCAAATGCGAGTAACCTTCAACGGCGTCTGGGCACCGCTTATGGTACGCATCTTCATAATCTAATAACCATCCTTCAACTATCTCACGGACAGCTGCAGTCGCAGACGCAGATAGTCCATGTTTCTTAAATAGAGCATACAAATCAATATAGGATCTTTCTCCTGCAATCCAACCGTCTTCAAGATCAAGAAGATCCTGCATAATAGTGGCGGATACTTTTCTTTGTAGTCTTTCCATAGGAGATAAAGATACAACATTAGCTGAATCTTTTGCTATGGCTTGTTTTTCAAAATAAAGCTTTTTGCCAATCTCAACCAGCTGATCAATGTAATTGTGAAGAGCGTTCTTCCAATACAAGACTCTATCATTCATCTCATTCGTATGTGTAAGATAAGCGGCTGTCCCGCAATGATGAGTCGCATTCCAGAATTTATATTCAGGACATGCGTTGATGTATTTTACATTGTCTTTAGACTGATTTGTTTTCACGTAAGTCTTAATCGCAGAAATAAGATCCTTACGTTCAACTTCAAAATGAAAGTAATTAAGTACAGGATCGATACCTTTATCGTAAGGCGCTGCACCGATACCGCTTCTTGCACGTGAAGGAATCTTTTTCTTTTTACGCTTTGTCATTGGCATGATAACTCTCCTAAAATGTAGCCTAATTTATTATAAACTATTTTCAGCATTATGTAAATGATTTTTTGAAATCTTTTTACGATGTGAAAAGATTAGTTTCTCCGCATAGTAGCAATTTCTTTAGCCGCATTGCTGTCTTTACGAATTGGTACCATATTTGATTTGTGTAAAACACCGATACCCGCAAGCTCGTCACCTGTATACCGCTTTTGAGGTTTTGCATAGCCATTGCCAACTTTATCGGACGTAGGTGCTACGCGCACGGTTGTATAATCAGGCATGGGAGCACGATATGAAGAACTTTTTTCGTAGCCGACACGTTGAAGCAACTTAGCCATTTTGCGCTCTTCTTCGATAATGGCAGCTGTTTTTTTACGAGCCTTCCGTTTCTTCGTGCTTGTTGTTGTCATTCCTCTCACTAAATGCATAGTCATGTTTGTAGCCTTTCATAGTCATGCTGTTAATACGTTCTTGCAGATATCGCCTGACGATCTTTTCTTCGGTGGTGTAAGGTTCTTGCAGATGATATTTACGTAGCATTTTCATTCTATGTAGTTCACCTTCAAATACTCGAACAGAAGTCATTCGATCGCCAGACATATTACCTATCATAATTATATAATACTTTCTCAGTCTTGTAAACGTTTAATTTTAGCATCAGGACTTGGAGCTGGTGTATGAACAGGTAAGTCGTTAATGGCATCAACAATGATACTCATTTCTTTAAGTTCATCGTCATTCATTTTATCGACACGACTGTTCAGTTCAGCCCATGCGCTTTTTGCCTGTAACTTAGACATTAGCATCTTGTCACGTGCAACACGATTTTTTAAGATCTTTGACGCTTCGTTATCAGTATATTCAAGAAGAACATAAGCGCGATACTGTGTACCATTTGGTACGATAGCTGATTCTTTTACACGATAACCTGCGACATCAGCATCTGCAATGATATTGATTGTTGCTTGTTCAAACTCATGAGCAAGTTCATTTGTAAAGTCATCAGCGCCAAGTTTTGCTTTAAACGTTTTCATTTGAGAACGAAGCTTTGAATCGATACGATCTGCAAGAGTTGTCTTGGCAGAAAGTGTAGCGATATCGACGGCAAGTTGCATATCAGGCGTAATCGCAGTACCAACCGCGTGCACAGCGTTTTCTTCACTTGGAATTGCTGTAAACCATTTAGGCATCATGTCGATTTGCTTTTCAACTTGAGCTGTTTTATATTCATACTCTTGTTGAGTCATAGCAGAATCAGGTGGTACTTCTTTTGCGCATGCGCCAAGTAACGCGATAACAGGAAGTGCGAGATATTTATTGTCCATTATTCAACTCATTTAATTTTTCTGTAGTGGTGGTAACAATACCTTTGATTCTTAGAAACAAGCCGCGAATCTGTTCTTTATTGCGTTCAAGCTGATCTCGACTGTGTTGCATGCTTTCTTCAAAGTCACGTTTCATATCCACGTACTCATTAATAATTACATTTGCTTGTGCAGTACCTGATAAGGCAAACACGACAGCTGTTGCTAAAATGATATTTCTCATAATGTCTCCAATCTTTCAATCATTGTATCACGTATTCCAGAATCAACAAACCACGATAGTGCATCTGGAAAAAACACTATAGTGCAAACACCTAAAATAAATCCAACTAATAACTTAATCATCTTATCAACCCTAAACTCAGTGCAGCTTCTAATACACTAGCGGCTTGATCGCCTTCTGGTGTATACTCTTCGCAATCGAAACCAAATAGAAGTTTTGACATGCACGTTCTCACTTTCACATATTCTGTTTTCGTTACAACTTCTCTTGGAGCTGTTTTGCAGTGATATGTCTGTCTGCCTTTTGTATTACCGTGTTTGTCAACATCGATAATACGTTCGTATCGGCATTCTTGACCAAGTTCTGCTTTAGTTCCAATCGTTATCATGGCTAACGGTATCGCGCATACGATCACCATAATATTTTTCCGCATACTGCGGAGCATCAGTCCACGCATTAATATTGACATCATCATAACCTTTCGATGCAGGATAGCCGTACGGTAAATAAGACTCTGTTTCAGTCCTACGTACACGTTGATTACGTTGTAGCTTTTTATTGAATTTTTTAGAGTGACGACGAAGAACAGCTAAACGTTGTTTAGTTGTCATGTCTTTTGTGATATTCATTTGTGCCATAGTATGCTCCTCAAAATTAACACCTAATCTATTATAAACTATTTTCAGCATAATGTAAACGTTTAATTTCACTTTAAGTGATTTTTTATGAATTATAAATCTTTCTCAGCATATCTTCAAACTGATCAACCTTCTCAATACGATTAGGCCATAAAATATATTCTTTTTCAGGGTTCTTTTTTAGGTTTGTTAACAGCGGTTGAATTGCATTGTACAACTTATCAAGCTTATCTTGAGTGACGTTGAGACCAGTATCTAATTTCTCAACTGTATCTTTTGCTTGTTTTACGGCTTTAAGTTCTGTCTCATCGACAGCGGTAAAACCAAAATCGAAATCTAAATCATCCATTTACGTACTCTCTCCTTTTATATGCATACTGTAGAAAAAAGACATAGCCAATCATAAGCCAAAATGGATTACCATGTAAGACTGATTGGCTTATAATCCAAGCAAAGGGTGATATAATTATAAAGTCATAAAACTTTATTGAAGTTTCACGTTCATTTGTTTGAAGCATACGTATTCGTTTCCTATCGGTGTTGTGATTACAATCGACTTTGCATTAGGATCTGGAGCACGACACTCGATTTGATTCCAATAATTGTAACCTTTTGCGTTCCACTTTAATTTTTCGTCGAGAAATTCACGTTCTGCTAAACTGAACAGCCACATGAATACTAAAGTACCTTCTAACATTTTAACTCCTAAGTTAGTTGGTGGCTAACCGTTGACCACCGCGGATGGATTGAGGCATCACCCTTTGAAAATTTAGCAGAGCCAGTATATAAATGCTGGGTGCGATCTCCATTGTTGTAAGGGTTTCTACTGAGGGATTGCCCTTATCCCACCTGTATCTTTATTTATAGTCGTTAACAGGCTTAACCGTGTTTATACTCACTCGACTATAGGATTCCAGCGGAGGAGCTGAGAGAGGAGCTAAGTTGCTCAACCCCGCTGGAAACTCTTGTAGGCCACAAAATCTTCTATCATTTTATCTGACGCGATTTCGTATGGACTACATAATTCATCAAACTCCCAATGATGCACACCTTTTGGATCTACCATACAATGAGTCTTTTTTACCGTTCCATCATATGGGTCTTGATCGTCCTCTACACGATAAGACCACCCTTGATAGGTATGCAATAGACGACCGAACGGTAACATTACTTGCTCATCCTTTCTATATGAGCTTCGAGTTTCTCATCGGTCCAGTTATGGAAATCAAGAGAACGAGCAGCCGATTTGCTCCAACGATCGGCAGTGATGTAATATGCCGACTCTTCCAACTCAACACGAAGAAGCTCTTTAAGAGTTCCAGAAGGAACACGACTTGACCAGTAGACAAACTCTTCTGGATGTGGCATCATACCCATCCAGCAACCTGGCTGCTTTGAATACTCCTCAGCTTCTTTGCGCTGTGCCATGATATAATCGTGTAAAGCTTTTTCCATTATACAACCTCCTCAACGGTAAAACGAACAAGACTTTTGTCTTTCCAAATGTTTTTGATACAAGCGGCAAGACCTTCACGAGTATGGCGAATAGTTTCGTGAACATCACCATCTGAATAATAAGTTGTAATTTTGAAATGATCGATAACTTTTTTCATTTTTTGCTCCTCTAAAAATATCTCTCTATATATTATATCATACTTTCAGGTAAATGTAAACAATTATTTTCACTTTTTTTGAATTTTTTTCACTTTTTTTAATAAGATGGTATATTTACTTTTGCGGTCAACTCGTTACACCTTCGTTCGAGTATAGCATTGCGACGTTGAAGATCATCTACTCTTTCGTTAAGTATCCGTATTTTTTCATAAAGAGTATATTTTTCTTTTACTTCTTCAGCCATTTGGCGTTTCATGATGTCGATGTCTGGATCCATTTTGTATACATCTCCTCTTGTAAGCGATAAGCTTCTTCTTCCCATGGTAAGTTCATATATGTTTCAGTTGTATCGTATATGCCAACGTACTCTTCGCCTTTCCAAGCTTTACGAATACCGTGGTCTTTCAATATACCACGTTCATGCTGTCTTACATGTACCATTTCATGAAAGATTGCAGAAACGAAGTCTTCTTCGATCAGGCCTTTTTGTATCTCGATCTCATGTTCGCCTTTATCAATACAACAGTGATACGCATCCGCGTCGCCAGGTATATCAGCAATTTTAAAATCTATCAGAAGATTTCTTTTACGAGGCATAAGTTCTTTTAAGGCAAAATAAAATGCATCGTGTACTAAATTCATTTCTTTGCGACTGCCGCCTGATATACTAAAATTTATCATAGATCTATTATATCATACTTTCAGATAAATGTAAACGTTTTATTTTGTTTCAACAATAATTTTTACATTGTCTGGCACGTTAAATTTTATCTTATCATGCATGTGATGTAATACCCATTCTATATTTTTGAAATCGTAAAACATACCTTTCCATAATGGCCGCCAGTTTGTAGTCAGTCTATTATTGTTCATGTTACCACGATCTGAATTGATAACAAGATCTGTGTAGCTACGTAGATTGAAATCGAATATTGAATCAAATCCCCATAGATGTATTCTTTCAGCCTTTAATTTTTCAGCAGCATAGTAAGCGGCAAAATGACCACAATTAAAATCAGTATAATTAGCGGCATACTTTGGTAGTTTTGTGTAAAATTCTTTGATACGATTTGCGATACGCATGTGAAATCGTGGATGGGTTTCGCAGTAGTGTTTTGGTCTTACACCACAAATCCATTCTCCAGGCGGTAAAGCTTGTCCTGCATCTATAACAGACATCATCTTATAGTCAACTATGCATGTCGCATACATGTCGTATATTTCAAAGGGTGGTACATTGCAGCATAACTTCAGTCCTTTTCTTGGTTCTTTCTGATAAAATAAAGCTGTGTCACCGTTGCCAATAACGTGTACTGCCTTAGCCATTAATCACTCTCCGTATTTCCATTAGACCTCTAATTTTATCTTTACCTTTTTCTCCAGTATGGTGTTGAATTTTTATGGGTCCGTTATAATCATCATGATCTGTCGCAAGTCTCATTACATTCCACTCAAAAGGCAAATCTTTGATGTATGTCATCTTTGTAATAGGATTCAGTATACTGTGTAAAACTTCCTGATCTCCAACTTCAGGATTTTGGCGTATTGCATTACACCATTGATGTAAAATGTTAGGTTTGCCAATAAACCCAACAACTCCTGAATTATGCCAAAGTTCGCCTCTTCTCTTAGTCCATGGCTTATCTTCAACCATAGCAAGTTTATTTGGTTCAAGTAGTTTAAATAAAGGTTCAACACTTGCTTTGATTTCACAGTCAATATCTATCCATATTGTTTTCTTTGCGGGTGAATTAATCATCGCAATGGGTTTATTGAACCACCCTTTATCTGGCGTTCCTGTTAAATCCATGACGGGACCGATGACACGGTTTTTCATTTCTTCTGACATACCAAAATCGCAGACGAGAACTTTAGTACGCGGAGAATGAACACGCATATTATGTACCCACCATTCAAACATCCATTCTGCTTTACTATCAAATCCAGTAATTACACAGTTTTCATAATTTAGTTTTATCTTTTCCATTTTCGCTCTACATTTTCAATTATATATTCTCTGTTAAAAGAATGTTTTGCGACTGAACCTTCAATCTTTTGTATTGTAGTAAATCGATCATCAGCTTCGATAGGCCATGGATAAGCTTCCATGATCCACGGAAAGAAATCTCTGTTTAAAAATAAATCTGCAGGAGCTGGATGTGTTTTTGCTTTTTGTAGTAATTCTTTTGCTGCTTCAGGTGTTACCATATAAGCGTGAGTACCTGGAAGATAACCAGATTCTTTTGAAAAGAGATTGTATATGCCTTCACCAGCCACGGGTTTTCTAAACTTACCGTAACTTGGTTTACCGAGATTTACAAATTTATGCATCATTGCGCTGTTAGGTATTTTGTCTTTAAATACCGCATCATGCTCTAAAACAATAATTGATTTGTTATCAAGAAAGGACTTTTTCCATAATTCTCTGTGTGACAAGAAACAGCACATTGAAGGTTCCATTCTTGAATAAACAGAGTTGACTGTAAAATGACTTGTCTTTAAATCTTCTTTTACAAAGATTTCTCTTGGCATATTTTCAGGAGTAATTGCATTGAATATTTCAGGATAGTATCCAAATTTTGAGGCAGATTTAATACACCTTTTCGCTGCCTGTAAAGACAAGTCATTTTCCATCATTGTTATAATATAAGGTTTGATCATGTTGTTGTCGTTGATTGTATTCCTTGAACCTTTGTAAAGTATGGATAAACAACTTTAAGCTGGTCAGGAAAAAATTGTTTACACATAAGAGAATCGTTTGGCCAACCGCCTTTTTCTTTTAATTTATCTATAAGTTTTTTAGCAAATGCTGGTTTGATAATATAAGCTGAATTACCAGCCAAACCTTGAGGCATTGCAAGTTCATCTTTTACCCATGGAGTATTTTGAACTCCTTTATTTTTTGATACCTTTTCATGAAACAACTGAGCTGAATGTGTAGCACCTCTTGGATCGTTAAGACCGCAAACTCCTCCTTCCCATTCAAAAGGAATAAATTTACGAGTAAATAATGCGTCGTGCTCAAGTATCATAATCTCTTCTTGTAATTCTACGGATTGCAACCACAGACGAGCGTGTGATATCGTACATGCAAAAACTTTTTGAAGACTTTGAGCTCTGTAACCTCGTAGCGTCATACCACTCTCATCAACTTTTCGAAAATCATTTAAAGGGTAACTCCATTTAATACTGTCAAATTGCTTTCGATCTTCTTTTAAAGTTTCAGGACATGTTTGCTGTATGTATTTCACGTCCACATCGCTGTTATGAAGCGAATCCAGACAGCGATTTGCAGCATTAATAGAAACAGGATTTTCAATGTCACAAATTATAAAAGCTTTCATATCTCGTATGTCGTCACATCATTAATAATCTTATGTTGGCAAGTTGTTTCGCCTTGGTAATTATCTTGTAGTACAGTAAAAGATTTACTGTCTCTATTTGTATTATGTATCTTTGGTACAAGACCAGGCTGCGGCTTACGGAATCTTAACATTAGTTCGTAAGTTGGTATCTCATTTGCGTTTGTAATATAAACAACCTTTGTAGGAGCCAACTTTACAACATCTTGCACTTCATCAACTAAAGAGAAAGAAACATTTGACCAATCGTTCATCTGTGGTCTTGTAAGATATTTAGTATCAGTAAAAATAAAATAAACATCACGATGTTTACATATCAAAGGTACCCAATAATTTTCAAACACATATGAAGAAGTCATTTTACATATGATAGTGATCATGCAAACCTCGGCATCTGATGCTTTGTTGCGTTGATGAAATGTAAAAACTTCCCTTTAGGGAAATTTATCTTCCAATGTCTTGTCGCTAAACTATTCCATTTCCAGTCTAATTCTGTTACATCAAATTCAGGATTTGAAAGTTGCAGATTAATATACATTTGTTCTGTATATCTTGTATGCATATAGTATTCATCAACTGAAGTAAACAATTCACGAGCCTTGAATCTGCCTTCTCTTGACCAAACTTGTACTCCACCATTCATGTATCTAAATCTGTCGTCAGGATACAGCTCTGATTTAGGAAACATCCATGATTTACCAAACAGTTTTTTACCGTAAGCTATAATACCACGTTCGTATCCTGGAGAATCCATAACCTTTGTCATCCATTCAGCGGATCTACCATCATGTATACCCATTTCATGAGCCATACCAACATCACCAGTTACAATATCAAATATGTTTATTTTTGTTTTTAAAAGAATATCTAAATCTATCGAAAGTACTTTATCAAACTGATCAAAATAAGGATCGTATATTACTCTCAATGCATCAAGTCTTGGATCTAAATGTTTAAAATATCTTTCATGAGAAAGTATATAATCAGCCTTGCAGGCTCGAGCGTATTTTTGGGCTGACTTAGATCCGAATTCAGCCCATACAGGCATCTCAATACCACCCATATGAGCGTCATTTGCTTCGTACGGAATATAGTACTGAAATACCAGATTCTTCATTTGATAACACCCATAGCCAAATCGTCTACAAAGATGCCTCTGCCTCCCCATCCAGCATAATGTACAAAATTGCAGTCTCTATATTCAAATCTTCTGCCATGACAATCAACCATCCAATTCCATTTATCGTCAATCACATGTGACTGTAAAGGATTTTGAGATCGCCATTCGTTCATATAAGCTTGATCTGTATGAGGTGAAGGTACTATTTTCTTTTTACATTTATCCAAGACAAAATCTTTTAAACTTTTACCAGTTTTTCTATCGACCATTTGTACACCACCATTTACAAACTTGCCATGATGAGGTGCGTTCCATACTTTACCTCTGTCTTGTACAGCCATGTGGCCTTTAATTTCAGGTAAAGGTTCTGCCCAGTCAGGAATCCATACGTCATTATCAAGAGTTACTATTTGATCGTAGTCTTGATCCATATTGAGATAACGTATTAATGTGGAGCATTTATTTTTACCACCGCCACTGTAGTCGTAATCAGTGCCTTTAGTGCTTTTATTAAAAAACAGTATGTCAATATCTGTAGGATACTCTGTTATAAGTTGATAATCGTATCCATGCTTTTCACAGTATCTTCTGACAGAAGGCATGCACGCATTTTCAAATTCCTTTGCGGCTGCCAAAGCTTGAGGGCTGTCTTCTTTACGGTAGACATAACCGTACGTGTTACCTACAGAAACTTGTAATAAAAGAGTTTGTGACATTTTTTGTAAACCATATCAACTGTAATTTTTTCATTCGCTTCTAAACAATGTGGACAATCGTATCTTGCACCACAAGGAGTTTGTGGATGATCATATTTTATATATTCACTTGTTTCGTAACCAACAATACTTTCATCTACTAGTCCACCGCATATTACAACCATAGGTATCTTAAATCCCGCTGTAACATGATTCATCAACCCATCGTAGCCAACCGCACCTGAGGCAAGACTCATTATTGCAACTGACTTTCTCACGTCTTCTGACTTAATATTAGTTGCGTCTTTTAAAGGTGGCTCTTTATACTTACCACCAGGTTGTATTCTCACAACATGATAATCTTTACTGAGCATTGTAGTTAATTCTTGGTACTTGTTAAATCCCCAGTTTTTATTGCTCGAGTAGAAACTGTCCTTGTAATCTGGATTAATTAAAAGAAATTCATCTTTTACATTATGATTACTAAGAGTAGTACGAGCCCAATCCATTTCGTAGTGCGTAAGCCTAACGCGAAAAGGTTTTGGCTGATAGGCACGAAAAACCATCCTTTCTCCAAGTAAAGTTTTTTCACGGCCTTTTTCGTAATATTTTATATGTATATCTGTTTTTCTGTCTGTATCTCGAGCGTTTACAGAGATCTCACCGCCTTCGTACAACCATGGTACGTTCTTATAAAAAACAGACTTACCGCTGTCAGCGACTGGTCTGATTGTTTTTCCTGTCTGATTGTATATTCTCTCAGCCTCGCCAAGAAACATTATGTCGTCACCGAGACCCATTTGGCACCAATATCATATTATTAGATTCAACTTCGCATTCAATAAAATCATAACCGTCTGGTATGAGATCTTTTCTTTTCAAATCATAATTATTAAGTTTCTTTTCCCATATTATTTGTTCAGACCCATATTCAATGTAGATAACAGGTTTCCATTTTTCTATAGTATTTTTAGCACCCGCGAGTACAAATCTGTCTGGTCCATCTACGTCTATTTTTATAAAATCAACATTGTTTACATTCATATCGTCTATCGAATAACATGGTATGTTACCTTTTTCTCGGTCACTTATCCATTTACCTGAACGAGAAATAAATCCTGACTGATCCATAATTGGATGAGGATAAAGAGTTGCTCTGCTCATATCAACATTGTATGAAATACCAGCAAAATGCATATCTCGCATTTCAGCCATATAAACGTGTTCAAAGCCAAACTTATGAAGTTGTACAGTAAATGAACCCCATCTTGCACCAATATCCAATGCGTTTCGTTTGCGCCATGTTGCCAGATACGGTTTGATTTCTTCAAATTGCTCTGTGGCTGGATTTGTTTTATAATGACCGGTTGGCTGATGTATACCCTGCGAATTGAACAGAATATTCGAATAGTAACGATCTTGCGACCAATTGTTTTGATCAAAAATATGTTTACTTATCATGGAATACACTCACATCTTTAAAATATTCTTCTTGTTCCTTATTGTATTCGTACTTTAAATTAAGTCTCATACCTCTTCTAAGCATTTCTCTACCCATCCAAGACACATCCCATCCATCAGGAAAACGTTGTTCTTCTCTTCTTTGTATGTTTCTGTATATATGAAGTCGATTGCAATCCATAAAAAATTTAGCGAGGTGCATCATACCTGACTCAGCACCAATATGATAATCTGCCCTTTGCATAAGATACATTATATCAATGAGTCTTTTGTATTCGCCTTCTCCACCAACTCTTATGATCTCGTATCCTTCATCGATATATTTTTGTTCTATTTTATCTGCTTTGTCCTTGTCATATTTTCTAACGTCGCGATATATTTGTTGAGCGTCCCATTGAGCTGTTACAAATTTATCTGGCAAAGTAAACTTTTCGTTACGATGCCACGTAGATCTTGGTATATTTTTAATTTTAGAAGAATATTTATGGTAAAGCATCCTGCCAGCTGTAGTGTTATTATGAAAAGTTAAAACGTCTCCTAATTTTTCTTTACCAATAATAACATCAGCGAATCTTATCACTTCGTTTAATATTCCTTGGTCAGGATGTTTTATTCTTATATTCACTCGGGTCTTTTCTATTTTACTAATTGCGTTACCTAGAAAGATACAATCAATAGCGTCGCCAAGATTTTTTGGATTGTGAGGACATTCCAAAGTTATCATTTTACCGCAACCGCATAGAAAGAATTGTTTAAATCAGCACCAGTACACCAAGGATGTTTATAACCTCGAGCCCTGTAATAGTCCTGCAGAATTCCAGGACTGAGAGCATTTACATGCTTACGATTATTCCATGGTCTCCAGTAGGTCTGTGAATAATGAGGAAGATATAGAAACATTACGCCATAAGGTTTTAAGTGTTGACCCCAATAATCAAGAGTGCCAGCCCAATCGTTAATATGTTCTAAACAATGAGAAGAAAAAATGTAATCGTACTTTTTGTCAGGCAAATTCATAGCATGCCATTCGTCATCAAACTCAATGTCAATCATTTGAGCGCCTGGAAAGGCCCATTCTTCTTTTGAACAGCCAATATCAAGACCATCGCCTTTACACAAATGTTTGGCGAAAGGAAGAGCAAACTGAGCGGCATTACCTTCTTCTTGAAAACCTGGATAAACAATATTGTTATGTGCAATTGTTTTCATATTATAGTCCGTATGAAGTACTTAAATTAACAGTATTGAATTTTACCGGACTTGGCATAATATACTGCATCTTAACGTTATAAGAATTTATCATGTAATCTGACTGATCAAAGCCATATGTTTCAACAGCGTGAATTAATTTTTGAGCGCCAAGCGGCGTGAGCGCGTACGCGCCCGTACCCGGAGCCATCATTGAACCTTTCCAGATATTTTCTTTATAGTATAACAGTGGATAATTTTCTGGCATGTCACATACACCAAAACTCGACCACGAAAAGTCTTTAAATTGTTGGAGTGCTAGTTTATTCGGCGGTTGAAATACCCATTCAGCGTTGAGAATTAGATACTCATCAAATTCCCAATCGTTATTCCATTCCATAGTACATACGCCATCATGTTCTATAAAAGCCATTGGCTCATCTTCTTCAACAACTTTATGCCAAAAGTCTATATGATTATGTGCGCAAGCAACTTTTGTAAGATAGCGATTTTTGTTCTCTCTTTTAAAGTCGTGAAGGCGACTTCCTTCAATAATTTCTAGATCAGTTTCAATACTTTCTTTGGTATGACCTGCTTTTGCCTTTGCTTCCCAACCGTAAAGTTTAAAAGAACTAAAAGCCTGTTTCGCTTGTTTTTCGCTGTCCTCATGACCTTTAATGTATACTATTCTTGCTCTCATATTGCACTGCCTTTATAATGACTTATGTATTTTTGAAGAGGAGAAACTTCCCATACGTTATTCGCTTGATGACTTGCAATGTGAACTGTTCTCATACCTTCTTTTATAAGGTCGTTATTTACTTTGTCAAACGCGTGGCAATCTGTCCAACCATCATACAAATTATATATCTTTCCTCCTTCATACATGCCTCTATACAGACTAAACCATCTTCTGTAAAAAGGATTTTGAGAATCCCATATAATAAAACCGCTTTCCATATGTTTGTGTGGTGCACGATTTAAAAAGTATGTGCAAGCAGGTTCTGTTACCAGCGATGGAAAGAAATCTTCTGGAATATCTTCGTGTATAAAAACGTCAGCATCAACTGATACTAAATATCTCTCTTTGATTTTACTGTAGCAATCAATCAATGACAAAGGAGGATGGCAAAATCTTACAGCTTCAAATTCATAATCGTAATTTTTACGGTTGATTCTTTTCTCTTCATCCCATGTATAATAACTCTGTTTCTTTTTAATATAGCGATCTTTAGAAATACTTTTAAATTTTTCTACAGCTTCATATACATGCGGTACAAATTCAACTTTTGAAGTACTTTCAGGTAGATTTTCGCCTTCGTAGTATACGCGTAAAGTTGCGTTGTTTGGTAAATATTTCTCCGCCTGTTGCGCAAACCTCATGCCGTGGCTGATAGTTTCATCGCCATTTTTTAACCAATGTCTTCTTGCTTTATCGTTTAATTGATTGAGATCGGCTGGTACTTTTCTTATTGCATCTTTAAATGTAGTTATAATTTTAAAGTTCATCCATAACTTCCACTGTAGTTTTTATCATATCATAAATATTTGCAAATTGTTTTGGGTGTACGTTGACATAGAATACTTCTTGACTCATCTTTGCTGCCATTTCAGAAGACCTCCATCCAGCACTTTTAAACAATGGCTGTAGAGATAAAGGTTTAAATGAATGACGAGCAGGTATGCCAAGTTCCTTAAGACGTTTCACAACAGCATCAGCATTCTTATGTCGCATATCGTAAACCCAAACAGATTCACGGTTATCAGGCCTTCTGTATATTACAGGAACTTTTTTATTCCATATTCCACATATATTTTTACGAGCCGCTAAATTATATTCTACATGCTCGAGACTTTTAAGTGCCATTTCAGCCTGTGAATTTGTACAACGATAATTGAAACCAATACGCTTATGATAATAATCATGCGTTTCACCAAAGCTCATAGATCTCATATCACGAGCCTTTTCTATGAGTTCTTTATCATTTGAAGTTATTATACCACCTTCTTCAGCATGTATAATTTTATTTCTATAAAATGAGAAACAGCCGATATCGAAAGATCCTATTGGATCTCCATACCATGTCGCGCCTTGAGCTTCACACGCGTCTTCAATTACTCTTAAATCATATTTTTGAGCAATGTCCATTACACGATCCATATCTACAAGACGGCCATAAACATGAGTAACCATAAGCACTCGAGTTTTTGGGCTCTTTGCACACCACCTTTCAACCTCATCAAGATTTATTAGAAGATTTTCATCACAATCTATAAAGATAGGTTTTAATCTTGCATAGTAAACAGCAAGACCGCTAGCATACATTGTAAATTGTGGTACGATAATTTCAGTATCATAAGGTAATTCGAGCGCTTCAATCGCGAGATGAAGCGCCGCTGTACCGGTGTTTGTGACACAGGCATGGTCAACTTTTGTGTGTTTTGCGTATTCTACTTCGAGTCTTTCATAAGGTTGCATCACCAATCCCATTTACAATCATTTGCTTTAAAATAATCTATTGTTCTTTGAAGCGCCTCTTCCAGCTTAACTTTTGGTCTGCTGTCGATAGCTTTGTAAAGTTTTGTGTTATCAGATTGTAGATGCCATATTTCCCATGGTCTTACACGAGCTTCATCCACTTCAATATTAACTTCATTGTGGCCCATTAAATTACCTATGAGATGAGCAAGATCGTATATCTTGATACCTTCTTCGCTACCCATATTATACACCTCGCCAAACTCGCCACATTCAAGAAGATGTATAGCCATTCTTACTGCGTCACCAGCATACTGAAAATCTCTAAATGAATTATTACCAAGTCTTACAGTATTTGATTTGTTCAGTTGCGAGATGATTTCTGGGATTACGTACTCATGTGTTTCTCTTTCACCTACACAATTAAATTGTCTCATTGCGATCGCAGGGGTTTTTGCTTCTTTCCATCTGACCTGTACGAGTCCGTCAGCTGCAAGTTTAGAAACTCCATACGTAGAATGCGGTTCTACTGGATCTGTTTCTTTAATTTTACCTTTCATGTTGCCGTATATCTCAGCTGAAGAAACTTGTAGTAACCCATTAACTTCAGCTTTTTCGCATGCTGTAAGTACCTTTAATACAGCTGTAGCATTAATATCAAAGAAATGAGCTGGCCTTTGAAAACATTCTGGTATGTAAGGTTCAGCTGCGTAATTAAAAACATATTCAATATTGTGGTCTTTAAATATTTTTGCAAGATCATTTGCGTCATCTCTTATATCAAAATATTTAAATGTTGCTTTTGCATTGATATGCTTTCTTCTTCCTGATATTAGATTATCAAGTACAAGTACTTCACACTCATATGACTCTAATAACCTATCAACAAGATGTGATCCTAAAAAACCTGCTCCGCCTATTACACAAACACTTTTATTAAATACTGATCTCATTCCGCGTTTCATTCCACGTCTTTCATCAACTGTTCTACATTTTCGCCTTTATTAGGCAGTTTATCTTTTAAAAAGAAATGAACGAAATAAGCTTCTTTTACATTTTTTACCGCTGTATACATTGCATTCCATTTCCAGTCTAAATTTTTAACTGTCATCTTTTCTTTATATATCCAGTAGTTAAGTAGTGTTTGATCAGTTGACCACTTCCATGGACCTATACCGTCTACAAAATCTTTAAACTCAGATCTCTGAATAAACTGTTTACCTGAATCACCATGAAGATAAGTTGTAATAGATTTATTCATCATCATTAATCCCATGTTCATAAAAGGATAACCAGTTTTACCTTGAGGTTTCCAATAATCTTTTAAAGGACCGTACTGCATGCGAGAATAGTTTGCTATTTTTTCTTCATACCAAGGTAAAATTGGCATAGAAGCTTCAATCACACCAGAAAAATCAGCGTTTACGCTTGTGTGTTCAAATATATTTGGAGATTCTGGTCTGATCCAGATATCCGCATCTATGATACAGATCTGATCGTATCGATCCCAATAATCGAATGCGTTTTCTTTTTCATAGATAGGCAAGAAGCCACCGTATTTTTCGTATGACTCCTTGCTTCGATCTGTTCTGAAAACATCGGGTTTTATCATCATAATAGGTTGACGTTGTACAATATGGTCAATATTATATTTTTTACAATAATCTTTAACTGAGTTTGTACAATGGTCGTATAATCTAGAAGGCTTACCAGTGTAAACCTGGTATATCAATCGCTTCATTTATTTGCCAATTTTTCCTTTTGTATAAGCTGTGGCGCCAAAGAATGCTGCAACCAAGGCTGAGATGGCAACAAAATATGTTGGAGCAATATCAGCAATAAGATTTGCCGCCATATCGTATCCAAGCATTGCTGTTACTAATATACCACTTGGATATAATAACATTCCCCACAATGCAAACCACGCCATACGACGGATTTGATCTTCTTTTTTATCTTCGTTATCTGCTCTCATCATTTCACGTTCGAGCGCAAATTCTTCATCACTTACTATTCCATCACCATCTTTATCAAAATGCTCATACTGACTCCCGGCTTCTAATCTCTTCTGTGCAGCCATCTGAGTACTCCTTAATAGTTTTGGCAATTGTCATTGCCTTATCGAAACCATTACGAAGAGAGTTAGACCTGTGTCCATGCTCTATAAACCACTCAACTGTATTTATATCGGACGCAGAATGTCCTTGCATAACCTGACAACCCATATTGAAGTCTTTGATAATATCTTCAAACTCAGTTCTTAGATTCAGTAACTCTATATAATTCATTCGTATCTTTCCTTCATTGCTTCAAGTAATTCCCATTCGAGATAATCAATATCGTCTTCATTTGCTTGAAAACGGATACCAATACCACCAGCATCTCTCCAAGTCTTGATGTTTTGTGGTTTGTCGTCGATTAGAACGTTTGGAAGTAGATCTTTGTAACTCCAAGCGTATTGAGGTTTGTTTGAAGTAAAGACACAGTTATTTACATCATCTGGCATGAAATCCATACGTTCTAGCCATACACGTTTCCAGTACGCTGAGTTGTATTCATCACCACGAAGAGGAGAAGAGCAGATGCCCCAATCGATTTCATTTTCCCAGGCAACATGCTTTACAAATTCAAGGATTCTAAAAGACTGATTTCGACCGTCTTCATGAAAACATGGAATCCTGTTGAAGAAATCGGTACCTTTAAGTTTACCAAAGACTTCTTCTTTCCAACTTAAACTTTTCCAATGATCGACTCCAAATTTGTTTTCAAGTCCACCAAAGAAGTCAGCAATCACTCCATCCATATCCATATAAATCATATTATACTCTCCTTAAACAAATCTAATTGGTAGCCTTCGCCTCTCCATATTTTGTAGATAGCAAAGCTTTGTTCAACAGTAACCCACTTATAGCCAAGCAGACCAGACCAGACAAATCCTTGGTCTCTTTTGTAGACCTCATATGCTTCGATATGACGAGCAGTTTCGTTTTCAATTTTCATCGGACTATCTGATTCGTACATATCAATGAGTTCTCTAAAAGTAACTCCGAAATAATCAGCACGTTTATGTAAAATAGTCATAGCACCTTTGATACGCATTATGCAATCTCCATCATATCAGTTTGAATTTCATCGTAAAAACGTATAGCAACGTGAAACAGATAAGCATTTCTTGGATAGTGCTCTGCTGCCAGCTCTACAAACTTACGTCTTGGAATGTTATAGTATGTGCAAGCTAATTCTTGCGCTTCTAAGATTTCGACTTCATAATTCATAATTTAGCTCCTTTATAGTACTATTATATACTATTCGGAGGTAAATGTAAACGTTTTTTTTCACTTAAAGTGATTTTTTTTTAATTAATGTGAAAAAAGTTTACGTCTGTCATATTCTTTTTTTGTGGAGAGTAGAAGTTCAACGAAGTTATCGCGATGTTCTTCAAATATAAGAGGGTGATTATCGTCGACGTCCATAACGATTACCGTGTTCGGTATCGCCAGGCCTGTACGTTCTTCGAACATGATGGCATACGCCGACGCTTGAGCAAAGTAGCTAGCAATATTCTCTTTCTTTTTGATGCGTCTAGACGTTTTGAAATCGATAATCGACGGTACGCCATTCCATTCAGCTATACAGTCACAACGACCAGCCATACCAAGATGGCGACTATAAAGAGCAGTTTCGAGGCCAAAGATTTTTCCGATAGATTTATCAAGAATTGGCCGCAAATTCGCAAGGCTTTGCTTAATATGAGGGAGATTGTCTGATGTATCTTCATTTCTTAAGTACTTTTCAATAACGCTATGTACAGCAGTACCGCGATTAGAAGCTCGATGGCTAACCTTATTCGCTTCTTCTTCGCCGACTCGTTGTCTCCATTCCCTGATGGAGTCTTCACTGAGTATACCTAGTACTGTTGTGACGCTAGGATAACGAGAACCATCAGGAGCAACATATACCCTACCAGTTTCCCGTGTGTCTGCAACCAAATCATCGTATCCGATATCCAGCTCTTCATGTTTAAATACCCTCTTCATTCAAAATCATCCTTATGTATTCATTATCTTGTATGGGTCCATTCTCAGTCTTACGCTCTGGAATGCAAAACATGTTAGCCCATTCCCTTTGATGTTTCATCTCAGCTAAACTTGTAAGTTTTTGCCAATATGTTGAACTAAAATGTTGGCAGTCACTTACGTTATCAAAAGGCATTTGATCATAGAGTTGATGCTCTATAAACTCTCCTGGTCCAGCCATCATAACTATAAGTATATAGTACTTCATGGTATATCATTCCATCCAAGGATGTCTTTTATTTCTTGCGTACCAAATTCAATAGAACCAGTACCACCTGACAATACACAAGTGAAACCACTGTATTGTCTTTCAACAATAGTTATTTGTTGATCTGTAGGATCATATAAAACAAAAACATCAGAAAAGAATTTTGACTGATCACCATTGAAAGAATTACCTGTAAACCACATAAGTGGTTTCATACCGTCACTTTTAATCTGCGACAGCATATCCATAGATTCTTGCATGGTCGATCCACACAAAACCGGTTTGTTGAACAAATAAGCCTTTGCTCCTAAATCTTCTGAAAATGCTTCGCTGTTTAATATGGCCATAATGACCATAAATATCGCGATAATTGCTGGTGTCCATCTCAACATTACTTTATTCCTAACATTTCTTTTGTCATAATGTAATCGCGCAAAAAATCTGACCTTACAATATCAGACCATCCAAAAGTAATCACACTAAAATTTTTTAGCTGCTCAATAATTCTCAAAAATCTTTGTATGCCATCTCTCTCAGCTTCATCTTTAAAATCAGACTGTCGATAATCTCCGCTAAATATGACTCTGCAATTATTACCTACTCGTGTGATTACAGAATCGAGCTCATGGAAATTAAGATTTTGCATCTCATCAACAACTATTATACTATTATCTATAGTTAAACCACGAATAAATGATGTAGTTGTGAACTCTAATTGATGACTATTCACCATTTTATTATAAGTTGCATTATCACCAAAAAGCTCGTTGCAAATTGCTTTGTATGGCGTTTCAAATACTTCCTTCTTTTCCTCTATCGTACCTGGTAAATATCCCATGTCTCTCGTAGGGACAACCGATCGGACAATAATACATTTATCATAAGGCGTCTCTCGCTCGAGAACCGATTCCAATGCCAAGTATAACGCAACAAAAGTTTTGCCAGTACCAGCTGAACCAGCAAGTACGAGATTATCACCATCATCCCACGCGTTCCATGCTTTATCTTGGTTTGTAGTTTGCGGTTCAAATTCAAAAAGATCTTCATATCTTGCTTTCGCCTTACTCATGTTCATCAACCCATTTGAGTTCTTGTATCAATCTATAGTACCATTTTCTATCATGATCGTCGGATGCTTTACTTGCATCTTCTCTTAATTGGCCTATCCGAATCTTTATATATTCAGATTTAGACTTCTTTTTACCGCGTCTCATGTTTTAATTTTATTGCCAGCCCCGGAATTTTTCTTTATGCCATTCAACACGTCTTGCCAACCACTGCCAGCTCGACGAAGATTAGACATGGTATTACCACAAAATGCGGGTGTAGAGAGTTCCTTTACAACATCAGGCATCTCATCAAGTATGGTCTGCAACTCGTTCCAAGAACATGTCACATCCCATGTCTCATTTGTTTTTATATCACGCAGCGTGTACTTCGGCACCTTGGTATCCTTTCCACCAGTCAGGAGCTGGTCGACCTTTTTCCCATTTAGCAAAATGTTTTGCGACATGGTAATAGTTTTGATAAGCCTTTACAGCGTTACCAGGAACCATACATTCAGGATACATCTTCATGGCCTGAGCAAACTCTGTCAAACCACCTTTCGGAATATTTCTTGGAGGTGCTTGAATAGCCCAAAGTATTTCTCTTTGAGTCTTATGAGTTTTGTATGGTTCTTTTTCTGTACTATACCTATATGTATACTCGTCGCAGAGAGCATGTAGATGCTGCCAATGCCATCGATAATTGGCTTCTGATTTCATAGTCCATACAGTACAAGGATGGCCTGTATGTACAGCGGCATAGTAGAGTAATTCAGCTTCAAGATCGTCTGATCCTTCGTATAGATCCCAGTACTTTACCATTCTTTTACCCGATTTCGAAGGACGTTTCATTTCCTTACCGTCAAGTAAACGATGAGAAGTACACAACATCTGTGCTGATTCTACAATCATCTTAGGTATATGTTTATCGCACATCATTTGTGCAGCAATTACTGGGTCATTATCAAGTACAAATATATTCATAATCCGGATATTATAGCTTCATCATTAATTGTTTGATTCAATAAGTAATTATAACATAGTTTAAGAAGTTTGTATACGATTATTTTTTCTTCTTATATTGAATTTAGTTTAGGTCCATGTAAGTACGTTATTTGTTGCTCTATAAAGTTTCGTTTCTTTAAAATTTTCTGTGCTCTGTTTTCTTCGCCTTTCTTTACTAGCTTTTTGGCGTATATTTCTAATTCGGCTGAGTCTTTGACTAATCTGTCGATTTGAGCGTTCATTAATAGTACCTTATGAAAAAAGAGTGTACAAATTGATGCACACCCTGAAGTTAGAGTTAAAATGTAAATCAGTAGACTTTTAAAGGTTATCTCGTAAAAGACCAGGAAAAGCCTCCTCTATAATCGGCCTCGTAAGATTTTTAATGGGCCTTTTGTTTACCATGTCAATTACATGTTTTGCGTCTGATGGATGTACGCCTTCAATAATTTCTAAAAATATTCTTTCTCGTTTAAACTTAGGAATAGATTTGTTTGCACGAGTACCTTTGACAAAGTAAACAAATTTCTTATGTTCTCTTAAAAGACTTGCTGGGTGCATATGTGCTGGCGAGGCTGTGTAAGGTGGATCTCCTGCTGGAATATCCCATTCGATAGTAGAATCATATGAGCCACGTATGATATCCTTTAATGGCCAACTTTCATTTTGTTTAAGAACTTCTACTTTTTTAGCTTTAGTTCTTTGTTTTGCTGCTTTTTCAAGCACTTCAAATACATCTAAATCCATTATACAAATTCCTCCACGGATTCAATCAGCTGTTTCATATTTTTATTTATAAGATATGGAAACACCAGACCTTTATTATGCCAAGGATCTTGATTTTTATATTCTTCTAAGATCTTTTCTTTGAGTCGATCTGGAGTTTTAGTAAGATCGATCAGTGTTTCGTTACGACAGTAATTACGATACCATGAAGCGGCATATAGTAATTCGCCTTCACCAAGATCTCTAAGTATTGCTTCTTTCTTCTTCTTAGAAAGTGGTGTTTGTCTACGACCTTCTACAAATACGTTGTCATCTGATAGCACGTTTGGTACGCCATCACCACCATCACCCTGTAATATTTTAAGTTTCAAATTTTGGCGTGGATGACTTTCTTCCACGTACTTTTTTGTTAAAGGAGAAAACTGTGAAACGTTATCATATCTTTGTAGTTGTTTAAAGTCATGATCAGCAGATACAATCATTATGTCTTCATACTGACCAAACTCTTGTGAGTTTTCGCATAGTGTACCAATAATATCGTCTGCTTCGCATTCGTCAATTTTGATAACATGATAAGGAAAGTTTTGTTTGATTTCATCTTGTACAAGCTGAAGAATACGAAACGCTTCACCCCAATCAAAATCAGAATCTTCGCGAGACTTACGACGACTTGCCTTGTACTGTGGAAAGTAATTACGACGCCAGT